AAAGGCTTTTACTTGCGTGTATGTACAAGATGATTATGTTGAAATATGGCACGATAAGGTAAATAATAATAAATCTGTTTTTATGAGTAAAAGCTTACTTACTGGATTACCAATAACACTTAATTATATGGAACGAATTTAGTATAACGTGCTTGTGGTATGGTTAGTGCGAAAATTAATAACGAAAATTAGCAAATATGAACTTACAACAACTAAATACATTTAAAAACAAAATACTTGATGGTAGCCTTGAAATTTGTAAAGGTAATGTTACACCTACGCAAATCTATGAGTTGGCAAATAAAGCACTTGAAGAAGCATTAACTATACCACTTGTTGGCAGTAGTACGTTTTTTAAAGTGACGTTTGCCTATGACAAAAGTAAGCAAGGAAGAAGTGTTTGGCGGTATGAAGAAAAGGTGTTTGAAGTAAACACAGCCGATGAATTAGATAGCAAAATAAAAGACTACATAAGGGAATGCACCACAAGGCTAGTTGATAGATGGTACTATATGCAAAAGACGAAAGTTGAAAGGATGTAGTATTACTGCCAACACCAAAGTATGTTGCGTTTTAATGCAATATACTGACTGTTATCAACAGTTGCTTTAGCTATTGTTGAAGTAATTAAAATATTAATAAAAACTGTACAATAAAATAAAACAAAAAGCAAATCAATAATTTTTAGATGTATCTTTGGGTTTTAACCCATTAAAAACATTTAAAAATGAAAAAAGTATTAGCCGTATTGGCTTTGTGCTTATTTGCGCTTAGTTGTACACCAGAATCAACACAAGATGAAAATATTAACGCAACAGAAAAGAAAAAAGCTTGTCCGCCAAGCAACCCAAATTGTAACGAATAAAAAAAAGCTATTAGTTCAGTTCTTAAAAAGGAGAGGGTCTATCTATTTGATAATCCTTTCTTTTTTTATTTTATTTATGCCTTTTGTACACCTATTCTATTACGGTGATTCGGATGTAAAAGGCAACTTCTTTCAGTTCGGATGGATGTCATCGTTTCTTTTTGCATTAGCCCTGCCATCTGACTTATTAGCAATATCCATGTTATTGCGTTATTACGGAAAAAAGAAAAACGAGCCTTTTCTAAAAGTATTTTCAAAGCTTCTTATGATTGTTGGTAGTTTTTACCTTGCGTGGACATTTTGGACAACACCTAAAGAATTTACAGATATAAGTATAGAATACTACTTTAGTGTACTTATAATACTAACGATAGGCATTTTTATTTTAGCTAATAAGATTGATAAAATGAGTGCTAAAATAGATGAAGAGCTTAGGCAAAATATAGAAAAATTCAGGTTAATTATAGAGAATTTAATTGATTTTGTATGGTCTAAAAAAGAAGATTCTTTACAACCTAAAAAATACGCACAACAATTTATAAAAGAATTGCAAGATAACGATGTGGTATGAGCCGTTCTTTAGAAGAAATAAAGCAAGGGATAAGAGATAAGGGTGTTATCAAGAACGAACGTATCATCCATGAAACTGCTTTAATAATCTATAAAGAAGAGCGTGTAATACAATTAGATAAGAAATTACTAGAAGTTTATAAGCAGAAGCTTAGGAAAAACTACGGGAATTAAGTTAATTAAATTCTTAAAATAAAGATATATCACCGTAAACATTTGTTGTTAAGTTGCTTAGCAATTATAAAATACCTATATTGGTAAATCAATTTTTTTCCTGTTGACTTAAAGGGATTAATTGAAGTCTTGAATAACCCTTAATTTTTCGAGGTTGAACTATCCTAGATTATTTGTTTAATCTAGTTGTAACCGCTATACCCTAACGGAAACGGCTGCAAATCTAAATGCATTGAAAAATGACAATGAAAAGAAAGCAGAGCGTCTATTGAATATTTACAAAAAGATTTTAAAACTGCTTAAAGAGAAAGAGGGTCAATAGCCCTCTTTTTTGTTACCAATCATCCTCAGAACTTAACCCGTTTATGTAATTATTATGACTTTTATAGATGCTGTTAAAAGTATCTTCTAAACCTTTAGCAACATACAGAAAACGTTTTTTTATTTTACCATTCTTTTTGTATAGCCACGAACCGTCAGTCATATCAAAATCCATCCAACCCACTTGTACAGCGCCATTTGTAAATTGCTCCACTTTTAACACTTTAAATCTGTATCTACCCTCCTTAAAAGAAAGCTCTATGGCGTATCTTAAATCATAAGTTGCAGTGTGTAAACCTACTTGAGTATGGTAAGCGTTTTTAGTAACACCTTTAAACCTTATTTTTTTACCATCTATTCTAGCCTTGATTACTTCGTCAGGATCTTCAAAACTCTCTTTTATCCAATCAATACTTTTAGCGTATAAATTCTTTGCAGAAGCACTGTCTGATTCTGTTATTATTTCTGTAGGTGTTAGACCCTCTTTTGTAAAAGTATATTGAGCGTAACTGAACTGTGTCAATAGTAATAATGATATTAATTTTTTCATCATAATTGTTTTATCCATTCATGGTAAGAACCATATTTTTTATTAATATACTCATAATGCATTATAAACCTAGTTATAAAGTCGCCTTTTAACATTGGCCTTTTCTCTAATTTATCTTTGTTAGCTAAATATTCTAGCTCTATCCTTGTAAGGTTTGCATCATCATCTGTTTCGTATTCTTCTAATATAGATTTTTTTTCTTCTAAAAGCGTCTGTATTTGCTCTTCTGTGTTTTCGACGTGTTGACCTTTATATTCGTTATGTAACACTCTTTTGGGTTGAAAATTGTTATCTATATAAGAGTTATACATTTCTAAAGTACTCTTATATGGGTTTTGAGTCTCACCATTCAAAAACTTGTCCGCTCCCACTTGGGTAACATCTAAATCTTGTGCCAAACGATAACCTGTTATCTTATTTTCTTTAAATATTTCCCTTATTTCATGCGCTTTTCGAATCATTTCATAAAAGTTTTATAAAAAAGTTATATAAAAGTTTTGTAGTTATGTATAAGTGTTATATATTTGTACTCAACAATTACAAAGTTAAACAAAAATAATTAACAAAGCATCTTTTAGGATTGTTTGCAAGTACGGTTATCACTTTAGTCACGCCGCAATAAATTAGATGCTTTTTTAAAACAAACAGAATGACATTTTTCAAACAAAGAGGAATTAATATAAGTAGAAATAACAACGAGATAGTTGTGGATTCTGAAAAATACAGTTCGGACAAAGCTTATAGTGATTCAATAGATAATAAATTAAATAAGCTTTTTAGCAACGACATAAACCCAACTAAATAATGGCATTAGAGGTAGGAAATTATTTGAGTCAAGAAATGTGCGATTACATCGACCATTGGACAGACTTTACAGAGCAAAAGGAATTAGCTATAGCACATGAGTATTCTGTAGAGCTAACAAGAGCTTTGGTTAGACGCACAAGAAAGCTAAATGAATCAAATATAGGGCTTGCAACTAGCTTAATTAAGTTAGCTATCCAAAACAGAAAGCCAAGGCTTAAAGCAGATAGTAAAGCACACAAAGAAGCATTAAAAGTAGAACACAATTAAAAAGCACAACAGAGAGGGTTAATACATTTTAAATGTTTTTAAGGGGTTAAAAACTAAGCTCTCTCTAAAGTGCTCAATACAAAGATAAGAAAAATGGAACTAAATAAAAAAGTAGAAGAGTTTGCTTTAGACGCACTAGGCATAAGTAAAGCGTCTTTAAACAAAGCTTTAAGAATAGAAGAAGAAACCAAAACAGATCCTAAAGACAACTCTCAGATATTGATGTGTGGGATTTGGATGTAACCCTTAATTAAAACAAGAGGTGAGGCGAAATAAATTGCAAATAGTTTATTAGTTAGGTTAGTAGTAAGTCCTCACCTCTTTTATAAAAAAAACACATGAAACCAAAACAATATAAAAACTCAGCTATATCATTTGTAATAGCATTTGCAGCACTATTTATAATAATACTATCCCAAATACCACAAATTAAAAACCTACTTAAAATGATAACAATAACAGAAGCAATACTAACAATAATAGTAAGTGCAGGATTGTACACCGCTATAGAAATGATTTATAAAAACCGTAAAAAATCTAAGTAATGAATAAATCACGTAAAGCTAATCTATCAATACTAATAATGGTACTAATGGCTATAGCTGTGATATTGATTAAATAAACAATTATAAAAAACCGATAAACGGAATGGAAACTAAAACAAGTAAAGTAAAAAACGTACAAGGAAATGGCACTTATGACAGCCAACACGGAACCCTGTTTAAATTCGATTATGAGTTTGAAGATGGCGCACATTTAAGCGCAAACCACAAAACACAAAATCACTTTAAAATAGGTGACACAGTAGAATACACTGTAAAAGGAAGTAACGATTCTTTCACATGGGGTTCAGTATCTAAGCCTAAAGAGAATAATTATAACGGCTATCAAGGCAAAAAGAATCAAAGCTCTACAGCTTCTTTTGCTTTAAGCTATGCTAAAGATTTAGTTATAGCAGACAAGGTTAAGATAGATAATATACTACCAATAGCAACAAAATTAAATGACTGGTTAAAAACTAATTCGTAATGTCAAAACAATTATTCGAAGAGTTCAGAGAAGAAGAAATACATACTATGGTATCTATGCCTTACAGTGATTATAAATACTTGATAAGTAATGAGTATTTCGAAGAAAAAATACATCTAATACAACACTACAATCCTGAGATAAGAACCCAAGTAAAGAAACATAAAAAGTGGTCTGATTTAGAAAAGACTAGAAGAGAGTGTAAAGAATCACAAAAAGATATTGAGTTTGAAATTAGAAGAAGTATTAAAGAATCTAAATAATATAGTGGACAGATATTCAAAAGTTCCACTTATAGAGACAAACACCTTAAGTGAAATTCTAAGGGACTTAGGGTGTAACCTCTCTTATTTAGTGCAGTTAAGAAAACAGTATTACAATCAATTTCAAAGTGTAGTATTTAACTCTAAAGGCACTAGCCAAGCATCGAGAGTAAAAGAAGCTGAATTTAAAATACCAGAGCTAGACGAAATAAGAAAAATATTAAGGCACTATAGCGAATTACAAAAAGATATTCGTTCACAAATAAGCCTTTGGAAAAATCAAGATTAATGCCATACGCAAAAGGAATAAATCACGGAAGCAATAAGTTGACAGAAGTAGAGGCTTTAACTATAAGAAGTTCTAAAGAAAAGGCAAGTTATTTATCCTTGAAATACGGTGTACACATAAGTATGATATATAGAATTAGAAATAACGAATACTGGAAGCATTTATAAAATGGACAATAAAGAAGTAAAAACGCTATATAGAGGCGATCACGGATGGGATGAAAACTTAAACACAAAAATAGAATTTTTAGAATTTAAGGTAATAAAAACAACACCTAAAGGATGGAGGATTTTAGATTATAATGAAAAAGACAGATGGATAAGTTTTACTTCAATAAAGAAATACGCTTACCCAACCAAAGAACAGGCTCTTATAGGGTATTATAGATGTAGAGAATACGAATTGAACCATTTAATAGGTAGAATATCCTATGTTAAGGATATGAAAAAAATAGCTAAAAAACAGTTGACTGAATCAGGAATCGAAATTAAAGATAATATCAACATGTATATGGATAATATTTCTAAAAGTTTATGAAAAGATGCAGAGGAACTTCTAAAGACACTATAGGTTTAGGATGTAACGAACTATCCGAAGACAGAAAACTAGGTCTTTGTATGGATGTAAATAAGTGTTATCAGAAGTTTCTCTACGGCACAGAAAAAGGAAAAGCAAGAGTAGAGCGTATGACACTTAAAATAACAAAACCTCGAAAAGAATTAGAGATAGCAATTAAAGAAGCCACAGACCGTAAAGGAATTACAACCTTACTTAAATCACTTAAAAATGTATGTCATAAATACATAAGATTAAGAGATAAAGGAAAGCCATGTATAAGCTGTAGAACGCCTTATAAAAGTGATTTTCAAGCAGGGCATTTTTATAAAGCTGAATTATATTCTAATCTAAGATTTAACGAAAACAACATAAACGGTCAATGCATGAAATGTAACGAAAGGTTAGAGGGTAATTTAAACCCTTACTCTATTAACCTCCCAAAGCGAATAGGAGAATGGAAATACAACGTTTTAAAGTCTGAAGCAGAAAAGTATAAGCAAGAGGACTTTAAGTGGGATAGGGAGCATTTGAAAAAGCTAAGAAGCTACTATAATAACAAAATTAAAGAATTGAAAGCCTAAAATGGCTAGAAAACAAAAATACGTTTTACCTAGTAGTGTAGAAATAGAGGTTGTCGCAGTAAAAGGAAAAGAGTCAGTTAAAAAAAATATAACACTATCAGAGATAGCAACTATTAAAAAGAAAAAAGGCTGGAAGTATTATTTTTTTCAGTTAGGATATAGTCAATTCAATAAATAATTAATTATGAAAGCAACATCATTAAAAGCATACGAAAATAAGAAACCTCAAATACCAACAGATCACCAAAGGATATTAGGTATTTTAAAAAACTACGATGGATTAACATATAATGAAATAGCGGATAAATTACGTTGGCGTAATCCTAATAAAGTTTCAAGGCGTTTACCTGAGTTAGTAAAATTAAATAAAATAAGAGTTTTAGAAGAGCGCAAATGCACTATAGCTAAATCTACTTGCCAGAGTTATATAATGATAAAAGAAATAGCCTAAATGGATAGCCCTTTAGACTCACTTTTACAATCGCTCCACGATATAACTACAGCCTATAAAGAAGCTCATAACAATGGGTGTACTAAAGAAGAGTTAGACGGAATCATGGAGGTATTAAACGAGTATTACTTTTCTGTGCAGCTAATAGCAAGTCATCTTGATGTTCCTGTAAAGTTCACAAGATTAGTAAACGCAAGAAAAGGAAAAGTACTTTACAAACAATCTCAATTAGATAAGCACTTAAATAATATCGATAAGAGATATTTTATAAAAAGTCAAGTAAGGGAGTTGAAAAAAGAATTAATTGAATTGAGTAAAACCGCTTAGATTAAAAATGGCTGGACCAAAAAACAACAAAATATGCTCTTTAAGTTTTCAGAGATATTACGCTTTGAGAAAATTCCCTTTAATAATTAATTCTGAGTTAGAATCTAATAAAGATTTATTGGAAAAATTAGGTGGCAATAAAGATGTATTTATTAGATGGGCTTCTTTAGAGCGTATGGATTTTGAAGCTGGCATAAGCCAAGAAGTCGATGATTTTTTAAATGGAAAATTCGGTAATAATAAAGTTAGGTCTTATAGTTTAAATGTTAAGGAATGGAAACGTAAATCTAAAGTAGTTTTTAAAAGAGATAATTACACCTGTGCATACTGTAGTCAAGTTGGTGGAATACTAGAAGTAGATCACATAATAGCTTTTTCAAAAGGTGGAGATGATGATTTAAGTAATCTAACGACTTCGTGCCGTAAATGTAATAGACAGAAAAAAGACAAAACAGTGGAAGAATTTTTAAAATGGAAAATAAAACATGGCAAATAAAGATGCTTATTATTTTTCACATGATTGTAATGCTAGAAACGATGAAAAGGTTTTGGCTTTACGAATGAAATTAGGCTGGGAGGGTTATGGTCTTTATTGGGCTATAATTGAGAAGTTAAGAGAAGCTAAAGATTACGAATTAAGTATGGATTTTAATTTGATATCTTTTGATTTAAGAACAGATAACCAAAAGATTAAATCTATTGTTACTGGCTTCGGCTTGTTTTCTATAGATGAAGAGAATTCTGTTTTTTATTCTCACTCTCTCAAGAATAGAATGATTTTTAAAGAAGCCAAAAGTAAGAAAGCAAGTGAAGCAGCAAAGAAGAGGTGGCGACAAGAAAAAGACTTAAAAAAAATAAAAGTAGTTGATTCTGTTGATGTTAATGCGGAACTAATGCAAACGCATAGCGAAACTAATGCAAGTAAAGTAAAGAAAAGTAAATTAACCCCCTTACCCCCTTTGAGAGAAGTTTACGATTCGGATAATTTCTTAAAAAACTGGAACGAACTAAGAAGCCATTATTTAAAAACCCCTAGTCATCTTAACAAACTCTACATAGAGGATGAAGATTTATTTAGGGCGCAACAAAACGATTTCACTAAGGCACAGTGGCAGAGTGCATTAAAAGGCTTGTTTAAACAAGAGAACATACCTCGAAAGGTTATGCACTTCAAACCAAAACATTTTTTAGAGAACGTAGCACAATACCTTGACGCAGAATTAAACAAAGAATACAAACTTTATGCTTGAAGCACCTAAACTAAATAGCGAACCAGAAATATTAATCGAAGATTTGCAGAAAGCTTTTGAAGAATCTGAGATTGATTTATCGGTTGAAGTTGAAAGGCCACCAAACTGCATAACTATTGGTATGGATGATACGTGTTACGGTGGTGTTTACTACCCTTTACGGTTTGCAACGTTTGGAAATATTAGTATGATAACAGGTGAAGAAAAGAGCCGTAAATCATTTTTAAAATCCTTGATAGAAGCTTGTGCAATAGGCGGTAAGTCAAATAATTTTACAGCAGATATTGAGATTACTGGACATAACCTAAACGGAAAATACATTATCTCTATCGATGCGGAGCAGGATGAATATGACGCATGGTTAAACGGTGTTAGAGTTCCTAAAATGGTAGGTGCATTATATCCTAAGTATAAAATGATGAAGTGGCGAGAGAAAAGCAAAGATGAGCGTTTGGCGTTGTTAGAATGGTTGTTTATGGAAAGCCCTTACAAAGACGAATTAGGATTAGTTGTTTTAGATGGGTTTGTAGACTTTGTAAAAGATTTTAATGACTTAAAAGAGTGTGACGAGTTTACAAGTAGGTTAATGAAATACTCAGCCTTAACGAAGTCGCACATCATGGGTGTATTACATTTAAATCCAAACAGCGAAAAAGCAAGAGGGCATTTAGGCACAATAATAGGCCAAAAATGCGAAACTGTATTAATAATAAAAAATCAAGGAGATTATTCATTAGTTAAAAGAAAGGTTGGAAGAGGTAAAACATTTGAACCTTTTACTATAAGAGTAGATAATCAATGGTTGCCCTACATTTCTAATGACGAAACAATACAACAAGAAATAAAATTATCATGACGATAAAAAAAGCACTAGATCATTTCAGTTACAAGCTTCAAAAGGTTTGGAAAACAACAGAAACAGACCAAAAAGCGATAGATACTATTTATGATTTTGTAAACAAAAAGAATAAGCAGCAATTTAATGACAATCAATTATTTGGTAAGCTATATATCACATTTTACGGTGAATTATTAAGGTTTTATAAAACAGATGTGTTTGATAAAGAGCCTCAAAAGGCTATTAATAAAATTTTGGATTCACCAATTGAATTAATAATTGAAAAATTCATAAACAAGGCGCAAACCGAAGAGCAAAGGTTACATTATATAGACCAAAAGACAGGTAATTACAAAGCTCAAAAGGATTGGAAAAATGTTTTACTAGTTGAAAAGATGAATACAGAAGAAGCGGAAACAATGTTAACCGCAATGGTAAATAACGCTATAAACGCATTTAACTAATAATAAATACTATGAAACTTTACAGATACGAAAGACAAACATGGGGTATGTTCGATGAAGAGGGGTTTTTTAATGAAAAAGGAACACCTAGAGTTAAATTAAGAGAATTCAATGTAAGAAGAGAGACAGAAAAATCATATTTCATTTATAAATCTTATAAAAAAGATAGACGAATATCTAAAACCGCTAAATCTACTTACGCTTATAATACTAAAGAAAAAGCTTTAGATAATTTTAAACATAGGTGCAGAAAGAATCTAAGTTATTGCAGGATGAATCATACGTTAGCAAAAGTATTCTTAGAGTATTCTAAAACAATGACTATTTAATTAACAAAACAAACATTAAACAATAAACAAACATGAGTAAATTAATATTTAGATGCACAGCATCAAATGATAAAGACCCTATTAAAATAGGAAAAGAAGATTATCATAAGATTGAAGAATTAGCATGTTATTTAATTAATAAATACGCATTTGAATTTGAAGGCGGAGGATTCTATATAGAGGATAACATTAAACCAAAAGAACAATTGATATGAAAGCAAAAAAGATAATTATTATTAAAATCATCATTTGTATTTTTTTAATTTCAGTTTTAACATTAACTATGGCTAACAAAGAAATAACAACAGGCGAGGCATTTATATCATGGCTTTTAGTATTAATATGGCAATCACAAAAAATATAAGACAATGAAAGAAGCAGATAAAGAGAAACTAGAAAAAGTAAAGAACTTATTTAAATCAAAAAACCTGTAGAAATCATGGCAGAAATTGAAACAAAACATATTAACAGGATTGCTTATTGCGAGTTTGATGGATTTAAAGGGCAAATCACTAAATGGAATGATGATTTATATATGTTAAGGTGTTTTAGAAGGAATGGTAAACTAGAATTTGATTCATGGTGTCACTCTGTTAGGTCTGCAAAAATTCGATTTGGAAAATATTTTGAAGAAACTGGCATCAAATGGAAAAAGTATAACCCAACTGTAAAGAAAATCTTGACAGTTCAAAATTAGTGTATTAGAAATGTCACACACATTTAAGAAAGCGCCTAGAATAAAAATGACCAGAAAAAAGTATTGGGAGGTTATTACTTCATTACAACTAACGGGAATTATATACCACTCTACACCAAAGCGGGAGAGTTCCAGTTTTGTATCAATTTACAAAAAATTAGGCTATGAGTGATTTAGATAAATTACTCATAATAGTTTGGGTTATACAATTAATCGCTGGTGTCGTTCTCGCTCTTTATCATGTTTTTTTTAGTAGATTCAATATTAAGCGTATCCTTATTTTTATGCTCAGTTGCTTCATCCCCATAATAGGAATTATATATATTCTGCATTGGTTTCTTGTCGTTAGGGAATATTCTAGGGATAATTATTGAGCTTATTGCTATTATAACTGATATGAGAGAAATAATAGTGGCGTTTATGGAAGCCTTTCTTGTTCTTTGAAGTTCTAAAAAATCAATGTACTTATTAAGTGCATCACCTTTTATATAAGATTCTTCATCATTATGCTGTTTAAGGTCTCTATAGGTTCTTTTGTTTAAGTAGGAATGCGTAGCTGTGGCAGTAACAAGTCCTAGTATTTTTGGCTCATATTTTTCGTGATAAAAATTAGTATAAAACCAAACTACAAGGTTTATTTCAAAATCTGAATTACTTAAGTCAATATTGAGTTTTTTCACTACGTTATCAAAAGAAACACCTTTTTCACCAGAATTATATCCTAATTCTAATACTTTCATGTAGATACTATTCTCAATGCTCTTACCAACAAGTTTTAACCAAAGTTTATTCATTAAATTAGAATTTAATTACACTAAATATTTGTTATTGTGTAAATAACTACTATATTTGTATAGCAAATTAAAGTAGTTATGTTTAACAAAGAAGTAAAATCAATATTAGACTTAGTAAAAGCGTTTCCAAATGAGCAAGCATGTATTGACCATTTAGAGATACTACGTTGGAGTGGTAACGTAATAAGTCCATTTGATGCTACTTCAAAGGTTTATAACTGTAAGGGGAATAAATACAAATGTAAAAATACTGGAAAATACTTTAACGTAAAAACCAATACTATTTTTGACAATACTAAAATGGAATTACAAAAGTGGTTTATGGCTATTTGGTTAGTTACTTCACATAAAAAAGGAATTTCATCTTTACAATTAGGACGTGACTTGGGCATAACTCAAAAAAGCGCTTGGTTCATGCTTCAACGTATTAGAAACTGCTTTGGATTGAACGATGATAAACAAGACAAGTTAAAAGGTGAAGTTGAAATAGACGAGACTTATGTAGGTGGCAAGGCTAAAAACAGACCCGCTAAAATCAGAAAAGACAAGTCGGAAGCGACAAAAGAAAAATATAAGAAGTCAGCCGTTTTAGGAATGGTTGAGCGTGGTGGTGACGTTAGAGCTATGCATGTGGTAGATGCAACGGAATTAAGCCTAATACCGCCAATAGTGAATAACATATCTTATGACGCTAAGATTTATTCTGATGAATTAACTTCTTATAATAAATTAGAGCGTGTTTACGACCATAAAACGGTAAAGCATGGGCGTGGCGAATATGTAAGAGGTAGAGTATCTACAAACTCAATAGAGAGCTTTTGGGCGTTATTAAAAAGATGTATTTACGGGATTTATCATTTTACATCTAAAAAGCATTTGCAGCTTTATGTAGATGAATTTGTGTTTAGATATAATACAAGGAGAAACACTACTGAAAGCGAGAGATTTAATTTACTTTTGAATAATATAGAGAATAGAATAACTTATAAAGATTTGATTAATGGATAAGTTAGAAAAAAAAGATTTTCTTTTTTATAGATCACCTGAGACAGGTAAGATAATAGTCAGAGTAGCCTTGAAGGACGATACAATATGGGCAACCCAAAAGGGTATGGGAATTATATTTAATACAACAAAACAAAATGTTAGTAAACACTTAAAGAAAATATTTGCAGAAGGAGAATTAATCGAAGATTCAGTTGTCAACCATTGGTTGACAACTGGTCCAGATGGAAAAGAATATAAGACTTTAGTTTATAATCTAGATGTGATAATATCCTTAGGATATAGAGTTCGCTCGTATGAAGCAACACAATTTAGAATATGGGCAACTTCTGTTTTAAAAGAATACATGATAAAAGGTTTTGTCCTTGATGATGACAGATTAAAACAAGCAAATGTTTTATTTGGTAAAGATTATTTTGATGAATTACTCGCTAGGATTCGCGAGATAAGAGTATCTGAAAGAAGGTATTATCAAAAAATCACCGATTTATATAAAGAAGCAAGTGTTGATTACGACAAAGACGCCCCTTCAACAAATTTGTTTTATAAAATAGTACAGAATAAATTGTTATTTGCGGTAACAGGAAATACTGCTGCCGAACTCATAAAGTCAAGAGCAGATGCTAGTAAAAAAGATATGGGTCTTATGACTTGGAGTCAGCAAAAAACTGGGGGCAAAATAATTTCTACTGATATAACAGTTTCCAAAAATTACTTAGATAAAAAAGAATTAGAACAATTACAAAGAGTTGTCTCTATGTTTCTTGATTATGCTGAAAATCTTGTCTCTAGAGAAATAACACTAACAATGAAAGAATGGGCTAAAACCTTAGATGAATTTTTATCATTCAACAAATATAATTTACTTAAAGATGCAGGAAAGGTAAAAAAAGCTTTTGCAGATAGTGTTGCTAAAAAAGAGTATCAAGTATTTAGGGTGAAACAAGACCAGAATTATGTTTCTGATTTTGACAAAACAATTCTTCAAATTAAAACTACTGGCACGTTACCTAAACCAAGATTTGAAGTTTATGATGTTGAAGATGCAGAAATAGTTGAAGATGAACCTTTATCAGACTTCAACAAGAGGCTTCAACAAGGCTTAGGCTGGAATCCAAAGGAAAATGAAAGTCCTAAAAAATCAAGGAGATGAAAAATACGGAAAAACCCTTATTGTTTCATATTAATATAATAATCACTTTTATAGCTTATTATTGATTAAGGGTAGGTAATAAAAGGAAATATACAGCCTTGAGTTTATTCTTGAGGCTTTTTACCTCAATTTACTTAATATAAACCTGATAAATTATTTTAATATGCTTATAAGCAAGCTTTTCAACGAATATAATTGGACTTATAATATATTTTTATATATATTTGACTCCCTCCTAAGAACATAAATTTATTTTAGATATGATTGACTGGTTAACAGCGCATTCAAATGCAATTTATGTTGGAATATTGACAGGTATATCAATACTGTTTATAGTTTTTTTACTTTTTCGCCCGTGGTTTTATATTTCAAAAAAGATATCTTACCATGACTTTAATTATAAGTTTAAAATTATTAATTTCACCCTCTCTAAATGTACAGAGATAGACATATACCTTAGAGAAGTAAAAGTGCAAGACGCATTTCCTAAAGGAAAGGACATAGAGCATAAGCTTATCCCATTAAAAACTAAAAGCTTCATATATGTACCAGGTATTATAGGGGGTTTAATGAAGAATCATAGACCAAATTGTATGCAAGTAAAATGCACGGATAGTACTCTAAATACAATTATTGAAGATGATAATAGGTACTTAGAATTAATTATAAAAGCCAGACATGGTGTATCTAATTTACAAACCACGAAAAAAAGACAATTTAAGCACGTTAAATACGTTATGGATGGGAAGTTTCAGTCAGGTATATCTTGCAAAAAAGTAAGTTAAATAAAGCATAAATACAACCGCCATTTTGTCAAGTGGCATATAATTTGTATCATTACTAATCAATAAATACTCAAAAATCATGAAAAATGACATTCAAGGATAGTATTATCCTAAAGAAATCAAAAAGAACAATTTTAACCCGTAAAATAAAAAAAGCTAGTATGAAATAGAATACTAGCTTTTTTTATTTTGTAATATTTTTATAATAATATGTTGATTTAAATAACAATGAAATGTATATTATCTTTATAGCATAAGCTATAGACAACTTTAATAAGCCCTATAATAAAAACGCTCATTGAAAAGTAAGAACTCAATTTGACGAAAAGTCGGCAAGAGCTTATATTTTGTGAATCTGAATTAGTGGATTTCAAAATGTAGATTGGATAACTTACATACTTCAAAAAAAAGGATAAAACCTTATCCTAAACTAAACTTTTCTTATTGGTGTAAATAGGTATATAATTCCCCAACTAACTGATAGTTATAAGAGGTATAAATGTAGAAATGAAAAATTCATAAAACTGTAGATAATGGCAATATTAATTAAATACAAAGATCATCCGATGCATTTTTTCGGTGATGGTGAATGGGAGCAAAAGGTAGACTTGTTTTTAGAAAAGAAAATATGGTTTGGGCTAAGAACTAAAATAATTAAAAAAGTATATACAATTTCAATGTTTGATAGTCTAAAGACTCACTACGAGCATTGGGATTATTTAATAAAAACTAAACTTCAAATCAAACTGTAGTTAATAAAAACCACTAAATAAGTACAATATAAAATAAAATCATTATATTTACTTAGATTAAATAAAAATAACAAATGGCTTATAGTGAATCGGAAATTAAAGAAGCAAAAGAAGCTATTATAAAAGGTATATGCAACGGTAGTAGTCTTGTTAAGATAATTGAAAAAAATCAATACATACCACGTATAAGAACAGTGTTTAATTGGCTTAATCCAAAAAGTGATTATCACGACGAAGAGTTTTTGCATAACTACGCACTAGCAACATCTATTCGAAGCGAAAGAGAGTTTGAAGAAATACTAGATATCGCAGACGACCAAGAAAATGATGTGTATACAGATAGTGACGGAAATGAACGCACTAATCATAATGTTATAAACCGTTCACGAATAAGAATAGATGCTAGAAAATGGCGTTTAGGAAAAATGCAGCCTAAGAAATATGGTGATAGATTAGAATTAGATGTGTTAGAAAAACCAATGACACCTGAAGAAAGAAACGCTAGAATACAGGCTTTATTGAAAAAAGCAAATGAACCTAACGGATAGCGAAATTTTAGAGTTAGAAAATTTACTAGCTGAACAAAAGATAGATTTATTAAACCAAGGTCTTGTAAGCTACACAGAAAAGACCAATAAGAATTATAAATTTCTTCATCAAGCAATAATAAATCAAGAGTATGATTTAAGAGGTGAGCTTATAAACGGCTATAGAGGTGTTGTTTTAGAGGGTAGTTCCAGAAGCGGTAAAACATGGGCTGGTGTAGATATAATAATCTGGTTATGCACGATAAGGCATAAAAATGAATCTCTTACCATAAATATATACAGGGAAACTTACAACGAATTTAAAACCACACTCTACGAAGATTTCAAAAGAAGATTAAAAGATTTTAATTTAGACAATCCCTTTGAACGTGCTAAAGAGATAAGAAGTTTTAAGATAGGAAAAAGCACTATATCCTTTTTAGGAGATGGAAAGCATGGCGGTGGTTGTGATTACGCTTTTTATAACGAGGGTATGATGATTGATAGAGAAGTATTCGATCAGTCAGAAATGCGCTGTAGGCGTTTTTGGTGGATGGATTACAATCCAAGTTTCACGGATCACTGGGTTTTTGATAGTGTTGTACCTAGGTTTGATGTAGGATTTTTAAGAACCACTTTTTTAGATAATCCTTTTATTAGTGCCCAAGAAAAAAACAAAATATTGTCTTATGAACCTTGGGAGGTTGGTAGTTACGAGGTTACAGAAGATGATGTTATTTTTAATGGCGAAACCATAACAGATAAAAACCAGCCACCACCAAACATAAGAAACGTAAACCAAGGCACAGCAGACGAGTTTATGTGGAAAGTCTACGGTTTAGGTCTTAGGGGAGCTATGAAAGGCGTTATATTTCCTAATGTGCATTATATCGAAGAGTTTCCAGATATGGATTATATATACGCTAATGATTTTGGTTTTACAAACGATCCTAATGCATTCGGAAAGTACACTGAGGATGAAAACAATATTTGGGTAGAACCACTAATATATAGACCTATAGACACACCTGAAGAACTTGCTGAAACATTCGAATTTTTAGAAGTAGAGAACTGGAAGCAAATAGTGTGCGATAGTAGTGATAAGTATACTGGTGAAAATAAAGGAACGGTTGAAATGGTTAGCGGTTTGTATGATTTAGGTTACACAGGAGCTTTTAAGGTTCGTAAAAATATGTCTGTAATGTATCATATCGGATCAATGAAAAAGAAGCGCATACACATCGTTAAAAACAATTACGTACAGGATGGTGTGCCTTTATGGAAACACGCCAAGAAAGAGCAGGAAAACTATAAATTCAAAGAGATTAACGGAATTCCTGTTAACTTACCTGAAGATAAATACAATCACATTTGGGATATGGCTAGGTATGGACATATGGCTTGGTCTGAGGGTGAAATTGTGGTCGATTGGGATTAGATAATTACCCTTAAATTATAAATATAGTGTAAAAGTACATATCTTTACGTATTAAATTAAATTGCATGTATATATTTCATAACAAGATAGCAAACGATTACAAGGTTTATTCTAATCCAAGCGCAATAGCGCAGAACGAACCTATTAAATTAGACCGTATAAAGTATCATTTCTTTAGAATGAAACGAACCGAATGGCATTATAAGGATGAATTTAGCATAGTAAAAACTGATTTAGTACGGTCAAAAAGGACAAAATCAAAGATAAATGTTAAAAAATAGTGTATTTCATCGAATAATTACACTTTTATTAATGTTATTAGTGTAATAATATTTATATTTGTACTGTAATAAACAAACAAATACAATTATTATGACAACTTCGCAAAAATTAAGATTAGAAAAGCAGTTAAGTAATTACGCTAATGATAATGTGAAAGTAGATGATTCAAGTTCAACAGGTGTAGTATATGCTTTTTTAAGTGAATTAAATATGTTTAGAATAGCTGAGAAAATGAGAGGAATGACTAACTTTAAATATGGTTTTTCAAGCAATTTAAATAGTCATTACGTTTCAATAGAATTAAACTAAACCCAAGGGATTAAAAGCCCTTTTAAATAAAACTTGTGATGACAATTAGAACAATAGAAGATAATTTTGATTATTAGGTAAAACAAATACTTCAAAGAGTTTGGGATGATTATAATGAAGATTGTAATTTAACTGGTTCTAATTTTGAAGATTGGCTTTGTGAAAATAAAGAAATATTAGGTGAGTATTTTTTTGAAAGGGTAGATGATTATTCAGGAATGAGCGAATCTATAACAGAAATTGATTTTTAACCCAATAACCAATGAATAAGTTTAAAGAACAACAGTTAATAATAGAAAAAACAGCAAGACAATTAGAATTAATAAATCCGATTGAGCAACCAGAACAATTAAGGATGTTACTTAATGAGATGAAAGAAGCATTTAGGAAAGCAATACGAAATAATTTTTGACAAAGAAAATAATATAATACAATTCAAAGAATTAGGTTTTTGGATGTCTTAAATTAAGCTAAACGATTTGCGCAAAACTATTGCGTACAAAAAATGTAATATTGATAAAAAATTAATAGTTATGAAAAAAGAGAAAGAACGAAAACTAGGTCTTTTGAGAGGTCTTATAATCTGTGAACTTCTTTTATTAAAGAAAGACCCACCAAAAGGAATTTCTAATGCTATTAATAAGGCTAATAATATTCTTTGGTTATATAAAGAACATTATCTAATACAAAACCAGCCATTACCAAAACACGCTAAAGGCGGTTTAGCTATAGTGGGTAATTCAAATAAGCCAGAGGTAATATTGAAAAAATGAAAGTAAATACTATAAACGAAAATTTAAAAACATCGAACGATTGGCAAAAGATTTGTAAAGCCTTAATATTAGATCCTGATGGATGGGATAGAAAAAACTTTGATTACTCATGGAATAAGGAATTAATAACAAGGGAGGAGTTTGAAAACCGAATGATATCATCAACTATTCACTTAAGAAATGGTGATTTTGAAAATATTTGGATGGATGAAAGCAAATAAAATAGTTTTAGATAGGATAAAGGGGAGAAAAATAAATTTAAAAAAAGACAAAGATTTATCTTTCTTAGACCCTGATTGGTTTAAATATAGCCCTAAATTGTTAAATAACGTTGAATTCGACAAGTCTATTCATATTAAAAACGGATATGTTATCGGCGAAACCTATCAATGGATAAATGAAAATGGCCAACGTGAAAAAGGGAAACTTATTAGCTTTAATAGCAATAAATTAAGACTTGAAAAAATTAGTGTTTAGCACTTCACTAGAAAAAGTCTTTGCAGACGTGCTTAGCTCTTCAAAAACAAAAAGGCATTATAAAACCCTCTAGGTAATGCTGGAGGGTTTAAATAATTAAAAACAAATTATCTTTATTTAGACTAAATTAAAATATTTTACACTATATTTGTATCAGTTCGTTAAATAACTCTAGAGGTAGAGGAAATTAACGGACTTTTTTATTGTAATAATTTTAACGAACACAAAATTGTCCGATATAAGCCCTGTAAGGCTGAGTCGGACTTTTTTATTTTAATGTCGGTAGTAGATTTTATAAAGAACAAAACAGGAAGTAGCAACCTAGCGGTAGCTATTAGGCAACAGAAGCAGTTATCTTATTTAACTGAGTCTAAGGTGCAAAAAGAAATAAATATAACCTACTTAGATCAGTTCGCACAAAGAAATTATATATCCAATGATTACTTCTTAAATTGGGTAAAAGCAGTATTTAAAACAGAAAACTTTTTATCTTTTTATAAATACCTTAGACATCCTTTATCGTCTGCAAGGCTAATAAACGACAAGATTAAACCTCAGTTAGAACGTATATTTCATGCAGAAGATTCTTATTTCAAGTATCTAATAAGAGGTGAGGAAGTAGAAACACCTGAAGAGCTAGACACAAAGAACTTTCAAGATGTAATATTTAACGCACTACTATTTAACTACAACGATATTATAGTGCATGATTTAGACGATGTTAATTCGCCTTACAGGGACATAGTATCCATAGAAAACGTTGCAGCAATAGAGTCGTTTAGAAGTGAGATAAAAAAAATAGCATATTCGGGAAGTGTTGTAATAGATGATGAAGAGATTTACGGTTATCTATACATGGATGAAGAGCGTTATATGTTCTTTAACAATAGTTTTGAGGCGTTATTAGATGTATCACATGATTTAAAACGCTGCCCTGCCGAGTACATTTCAAAAGACCCTTTTAGTAGTGATAACGATATCGTAAGAAAATGTATTTTCTCTTATAATATTGAATCATTAGAAGAATACGTGTTTTTAAAGACGCTGCAACGGATGACAGAACCTAACGGCGCTATTCCAGTAGTAACGCAGTTAAAAACCGATGTAAAGAGCAATAGTAAGAAGAAGTCTAACGATAACACACCAATGTCTGCTAATACTATTAGTAGTCAGAAATCAGAACTTACAGCAGATGTATTAGGAAAAACAAACGATTCACCGTTACAAGCAGGATCAAGGATTAAAGTTCCTATGATTAAAAAGAACGACGGAGGCTTGGATATGGACGCAGTTAAGAATTTTCTTAATTTATTTTATGTTCCTGTTGATATTCTAGCTTTTATTAATACACGAATCGGTGAGATAGAAAAAAATATAATCGTATCGATACTCGGTGATTATTCGGAAGCAAGCGAAGAGGCTAAAAATGAAACACAGGTAAACAAGAGCTACGAAAACAAACAAGATAAACTAAGGGCTTTTGCACAAAACCTTACACGTATTAGAAACCGTTCTGATTGGACAATGCTTTCTTTGAAATATAGTCCTGAAAGCGTTATCGTAGACTGTTTTCAAGGTTCAGACTTTTTTATAGAAACACAAGAGGATATTTATAACCTTATAGCTAAATCACCAAACGCAATTGAGAGCAAAATCCTATTACAAAGATTATCAAGAAATAGAAACAAGTTCAATCCAGACAAAGGCAGAAGAGACGCTTTAATGTACTCTTTAATGCCTTATGCGATAGATAAAGATTTTGAACGGGCTATAAACAGAAATGCTGTAAACGACATCATTTTTGAGTATCAAACACGGTTTTCTCATTGGATAGGTTTGTTTGAATCAAAACACGGCGAATTAGTGTTTTTCTATGATTTAATAGGGGGTACAGATAGCGAAAAAATAGTTTTAATAAACAATTTAATATTAACCATAATAAAAGAAGATTATGTCAAAAACAGTAAAGAAACCAATAGTCCACTTGAGGTGGTACAAGGGCAACCAAGTTAGTTATAATGCAGATGGCACTATTCA